AGAACTTGCTGCTTTCGGCTATACATTGACCGAGAGTGACGATGCACTCCTGTCCCTCAGCGTAAGCAAAGCAGTAATGTATGCTCAGAACGAGATAGCCGATGACGAGATACCCGCTAAACTGATACCCTTTATCGTGGATATGATCTGCGGAGAATTTTTATCCGTTAAAAAGGCGTTCTCTCCCGAAAGCATCGCAGGGCTTGACCTGTCTGTTGCCGTAAAACGCATTCAGGCAGGCGACACGAGCACAGAATTTGCGGTGGACAAGACCCAGACGGCGGAAGGAAGGCTCGATGCTGTTATCACGGGACTTAAAAACGCAGGAAAAAGACAATTTTCCTGCTTTCGGAGGCTGAGATGGTAGCGGGTGACCCCGCAGGACAAGTCGGGCATAACGAAAGCGTACCCAAAGTAAAAGCACGATGGCATATTGAAGAAAGGGCGTGAGGCTTATGGTTGGTGGTACAGCGGCGTGGGACAGGGCAAGAGCTATGATAGAGGAAACGTATGACGGAATATGCTCCGTCTATGTCTACGGCTCTACTGTTGACCCCGAGACACATATCACACACAAAGACGAAACGCTGATCTATGAGGACATACCATGCCGTATCTCCTTCAAAAATAACAATCTCAATGACAGCCAGCCTACTGAAACGGCAGCTAAGCCGGTGCAGAAGATCAAGCTGTTTACTTCCCCGGATGTAAATATTCCCAAAGGCTCAAAGATAAAAGTCACGCAGAATAATGTGACACGGACGTACAAGTCCAGCGGCGAGCCTATGATGTACTACACGCATCAGGAGATCATACTCGAAATTTTTGACAAGTGGACTTAGAAGGAGTGATAATGCGGTGGTACAGGAGATCATCCAAGCCGTTTGTACAGCGATATACGGGGAGTTCGGGGAAGGGTATACCCTGTATACCGAGGCGGTGGCGCAGGACGCTGCCGTCCCCTGCTTCTTCGTGATATGCACACAGTCAAGGCTTAACAGGGTCATGGGGGACTTGTACTACAAGGAAACGCCGCTTGTAATACAGTACCTTCCCAAGGAAACGGAAAATTACCGTTTCGAGTGTGAGGATGTATCTGAAAGATTATTTCTTACCTTAGATCAGATATCCTTTGAGGACGGATATATCAACGGCACGGAACTGCGTGCAGAAATAATTGACGGGGTGCTGAATTTCTTTGTTAATTATGATATGAACGTCATAAAGCAAACGCCATCGGCACCGAGAATGGAAAAACTTAATAATGAGGTGATATTATGAAAGATGAAAAGCAGACAGTCACTGCACCTGCAAAATCAGTGACTAAATTCACAAAAGCACAGCTCCTCTCCGCTAAGAGATTCGAGGGCAGAAAAGACGCTCTGGGAGCTGTACTCAGCGACACGGAAACATACACAGTCGAGGAAGCTCAGAAGCTCCTTGACGATTTTATGAAAGGACAGGTGAAGTAAATATGGCATACGGCGGCGGAACATTCATTGCTCAGAACAAGGTGCTGCCCGGTACATACATCAATTTTGTATCGGCTGCATCTTCTTCAGCAGCACTCTCCGACAGAGGCATTGCAGCTATCGGTGTTACAACCGGCTGGGGTGTTTCAGGGGATATTTTTTCAGTCACAAGCGAAGATTTTCAGAAGCATTCCACTGAGCTGTTCGGCTCGGATATAACATCTGATGATCTTAAAGGTCTGCGTGACATTTTCATGAACGCAAGAACAGTGTACTGCTATCGTCTGGACGGCGGCGGTGCTAAAGCATCATGCACATACGCAACAGCTAAGTTCCCGGGTACAAAGGGAAACAGTCTTAAAATCGTTATCACTGCAAATGTGGACGACAATGAAAAGTTTGACGTGGCTACAGTATACGGCACGCAGACTGTTGATACTCAGACGGGCGTTGCATCGGCGTCAGAACTTGTAAGCAATACCTGGGTGGACTTTATTCCTACTGCTACGCTTGCAGTCACCGCAGGTACAGCACTTACAGGCGGTACGGACGGCACGGTGAACGGTACAGCACACCAGACCTTCCTTGACAAGCTGGAGGCGTATAACTTCAACGCTCTGGGCTGCAACAGTGCAGAATCAACTATAAAGGCGTTGTATGTAAACTACTGCAAAAGACTGCGTGACGAGCTGGGCAAGAAGTTTCAGGTGGTAGTACAGGGCTATGCTGCTGACTACGAGGGCGCAGTAAATGTCAAGAATTCTGTTACCGATACAGGCGCATCGGGTCATGAGCTTGTATGGTGGGTAACAGGCGTTATGGCAGGTACAGCGGTGAATGCATCGGCTACGGCAAAGGCATATAACGGCGAGTACACTGTAAGCGTACCCTATACCCAGACACAGCTTGAAAATGCTATCAAGGCAGGGGAATTTGTTCTGCACAAGACACCTGAGGAGGGCACCGAGACTGTAAGAGTGCTCAAGGATATTAATTCCCTTGTGACTACATCTGACACAAAGGGTGATGTATTCAAGAGCAATCAGACTATCAGAGTGATAGATCAGATAGCAAACGACACAGCTGTTATCTTCAACGGCTCGTATCTGGGAAAAGTCCCCAATGATGCACCCGGCAGAGAAGCGTTGAGAACGGATATAGTATCTCTCCATGAAAGCCTTGCTGACCTGAGAGCGATACAGGACTTTAATGCTGCCGATATTACTATATCACAGGGTGATGATGCTGTATCGGTAGTAGTGACCGATGCTATCACAGTTGTAAATGCTATGGAAAAGCTGTATATGACTGTGACAGTTGCGTAAGAAAGGAGATGCTTATATAAATGGCTAACAACACATTAAGAGCCCAGGACACTATTTCGGGTGCACTGGGCAGCTGCTTTATCACCATGTACATGGACAGAGAGGGCAAGAAGACCGACACAAAGCAGCGCTACAGATTCGGACAGGTATCTAAGCTTGATGCAGATATCGAGCTTACGAAAGCTTCCTTCATTCCTCTGGGACAAACAGAAGAAGTAAACAAGATCACAGGCTCAAAGGGCAAGGGTTCAGCTACTTTCAAGTTTGATACTGCCATGTTCCTTAAAATGTACAACTATTTCAGGGAAACAGGACAGGAAATGTTTTTCGATATGCAGGTGAACAACGAGGATAAGGCATCAACTGCAAAATCCCAGACAGTTACACTCAAAAACTGCCTGCTGGATACTATTCCTATCGCAAGGCTGGATACCTCGGCAGCGACTCTGGAAGCAAATATTTCTTTTACCTATGAATATGCAGCAGAGGGTTCAAACACCTTCGAGCAGATCAGAGAAGGCTGGTTCTAATTAAACTTCCACCGGCACTGTGTGCTGCCTCCCTCTCTGAGGGGGAGGCACGCAATTTAAAAGTGAAGTGAACCCGTGACCAACTGTAGGGGACGGCACCCTCAACGTCCCGTGTTATCCGCATACATTACGATTTGCGGGCTGTCGAAGGTGCCAGCCCCTACAGTGGGTTGACGGTGTTCACAAATGTATTGCGTAATTACAAATTAAAAAGAAAGGGTGGATAATATGTCAAATCTATCACTATTCCTAAAGAAGAATAAAAAAATCAGAGAAAACGTAAAGTATGCGGCTACAAAGTCCCTTTGTGATGAAAAAGGAAATCCTCTTGAATGGGAATTCAAGCATATCACTTCATCCGAATACGATGACCTGTGGGCCAAATGCACAGGTGACAACGGAAAGCTGGACTGGAAAAGATTCCGTGAATGCCTTATAGCATCATGCACTGTATTTCCCAGCCTTGACAGTGCAGAGCTTCAGGACAGCTACGGCGTAATGTCGGCAGAGGAGCTTATCCGTGAAATGGTGGACGACCCCACAGAATTCAACAGGCTCTATTCGTTTGTTGACCGAATGGGCGGACAGGAAAATATTGAAAAAGAAGTCGAGCAGGCAAAAAACTGATAGAGGACGGCGGTGAGGCAGCATATGCGCACTATGCGCTGCAAAAGCTGCATATACTGCCGTCTGTTTTTGCGAAAATGGATATACAGGAAAGAGCTTTTATAATGGCATCGATACAACTGAGACTTGATGCAGAGGAAAAGGCGGTGAAAAGATAATGAGCGACATTCGCACAAGCATAACTCTTGTAGATAATTTTTCGGGCACGGCAAAGGGTATGGCGGCGGCTATGGGTGCTACCGTTTCCGAATGCGAGAAAATGAAAAAGGCAATGGAGACTGCACCTGATATGTCTGAGTACAACAGGGTACGGGAGCAGTTCACCTCCCTCGGCGACACGGAAAGACAGGCAGCCGTGCAGGCAAGAGCTACAGCCGCTGCCCTCGAGGAACAATCAGAAAAGCTCAGACAGGCAGCACGGGCGGCACAGGCAAAAGCCGATGCAGAGCAAAAAGCTGTCGCTGTCTATGAACAGGAATACAGGGCATACGAAAAGAATGCAAACGAACTGGGCGTGCTGACCGAGGCACAGAAAAAGTCAATAAACCGATACAAAGAAGCCTATGAGGAAAAGAAAAGGGCAGCACAGGGAGCACAGGACTTAGCCGACAAGCTGAAAACAGAAGCTGAAATGGCTGATAAAGCCGCACAAAGCGCAAGAAAAGAAGCGGACGCATACGGCGAGGTAAACACAGTTACTCAAAAAATGGGCAGCAGTTTCAGCAGTGCTGCTGACAGCTTTTCAAATCTTATGATGGCAGCAGGGGGCTATAAGATGATGCAGCTGACAGCGGCGGCTTTCAGTGAGGCAGCGTCTGCGGCTGTAGAATTTGAAAGCGCAGTAACAGGCGTATACAAGACGGTTGACGGTACACCCGAACAGCTGCAGGCTCTATCCGATGCGGCAAGGGATATGGCTCTGACTATGCCCTCCACCACTACGGAAATAGCAGGGGTAATGGAATCAGCAGGGCAGCTGGGTATTGCGACCGATAATGTGACTGACTTTGCCAAGACCATGATAGACTTAGGCAACGCAACCAACTTAACGGCAGATCAGGCGGCTTCTTCTCTTGCGAAATTTGCAAATATAACGGGCATGAGTGCGGACAATTACCGCAATTTAGGTTCTGTGATAGTTGACCTGGGTAACAACTTTGCGACCACGGAAGCGGACATTGTAAATATGTCGACCTATCTCACATCTGCGGCAAGCGTTGCGGGATTTGCGGAAACGGACATTTTAGCACTGTCGGCGGCTATGTCTTCTGTAGGTATCAATGCAGAGGCAGGCGGCTCGTCCATGAGTAAGCTGATAAGCGAAATGCAGACGGCTGTTGAG